CCATACTTGAATACCTTAACATAGAATTGAGAAGACTGAGATCCAAGACCTTCAGGAAATTCCTAGAGAACTACAACAAATTATTAAGCAGTAGGGACGCAGAGAAGTACGTGGACGGGGAGGACGATGTGGTCGACATGACCAAGATCATCAACGACTTCGCACTGATAAGGAACCAATGGTTAGGCATCACCAAAGGGTTAGACCAGAAGCAATGGCAGATAACGAACATCGTCAAACTGAGAGTGGCGGGGATGGAAGATGCCGACATCAGCTAGAATCATATTAACTGACGTTGACGGAGTACTGCTGGAATGGGAACGCCATTTCACCAAGTGGATGCAACTACGATCATACTTTGACGAACACGGTATCAGGAACTATCCTTACAAGCTAGTGGACACAGGACAGGACGACTACGAGATGGCCAACAGATTTGGGGTCAGCAAGGATGTAATCAGGCAAGAGATCAGAGAATTCAACAGGAGTGCATGGATGGGCACACAGAGACCAATGCTGGAATCACAGACATGGGTAAAACTGCTACACGCCGAAGGATGGACCTTCGTGCCAATAACATCACAGACTTCTGACATACCCGCACAAGAACTGCGTAAGAAGAGATTGGGAGATCTCTTCGGTGAAAATGTGTTCACAAATTACCACATACTGGGCACTGGAGCAGACAAAGACAGTGCATTAGCAGAGTTCCATGACACAGGGGTGTATTGGGTCGAGGACAAGCCTAAGAACGCTTTAGCAGGGCTCTATTACGGTTTAAAGCCTATATTAATTGACCATCCATACAATAGAAACTTTGATCACCCCGACGTGATACGTGTAAGTAATTGGAAACAGATACACGAGATTTTGTGCAAATGAAAATATATGTAGGGTGGGATTCCAGAGAAGATATATCATACCAGGTGTGTGAACACAGTATCAAACGTAGAGATCCTGATGCGGAAGTATATCCGCTGAAGCAAAATGAGATGCGAGAGCAAGGCATCTACACCCGAGACATTGACAAGTTAGCGACGACAGAATTCACATTCACAAGATTCTTCGTGCCATATCTAAACGACTACAAAGGATGGGCCGTGTTCTGTGACTGCGATTTCCTGTGGAAAATCCCTGCAAAAGAACTGGAACAATACTTTGATGATTCCAAGGCTGTGGTATGTGTGCAACACGATTACACGCCCGAAGAAGGATCTATCAAAATGGATGGACAGGTACAGACAGCATATCCCAGGAAAAACTGGTCAAGCATGGTGTTGTGGAACTGTGCCCATCCCAAGAACAAAATACTAACACCCGACTTCCTAAACAAGCAAACTCCAAAGTTCCTGCACAGGTTCTCATGGTTGGAAGATTCAGAGATTGGATCCCTACCACACGAGTACAACTGGTTGGTGGAATGGTACAAGGAGCCCAAAGATGGCAAACCCAAGATACTACACTACACAGAGGGTGGACCATGGTTCGATGGCTACAGGGATTGCGAGTACTCCGACGATTGGAAGAAGGAAGTAATCAACCTATTCTCAGCATAATAATATTATAGGAAGATCTCAAAAATAGATTTTATCTATCTGTTCGACGTGTTCTTTTTGTTCGATTATCTCACTGTGTTTGAATCCTAGAGTTAACATGTAATCATCCATTTCTTTTTCCGACGGCATCTCTAGAAACTGCTCGTCCTTGTGTAAATTGACTTCCTGCACCACATACTTGGCACGTTTGAATATTTCCGGCGCACCTTTCATGATCATGATCTCGGCACCTTGTACATCTTGTTTTATTAGATCAAATTGTGCATCCTCACCGACTAGTTCGTCTAGTGTCTGCATCCGTCGTGTCTCAGAATCTTTGAATATACTAAAAACTGTAGAACCCTTGGTGTAGGTTACTTTCTTTCTATCGCCTTTGTCGATCTCTCGTAGGTACATCTTGATCTCTCTGTTAGTGTCTCCCAGTACTGCTATGTGATAGTCGGAGGTGATTTCTTTCAACCTGCGTTCGTGTTTTGGTCCTGCTTCTATGCAGGTGTAATTGGCATCTGGCCAAATGGACTTTACATTTTTAGTCCAGAAACCGTTCCATGCTCCTATGTCAAGTATCCTTGCTGGCATGAATCCATTATCAGCTTTTAGTTTCTTTAGGTATTCGTACATCATACTTTGTAATACACAATGTCAGGCCAGGTCTTGATTAAAATTTTATATCCTAGATCTTTCAAATGGTTTTCTATTTCTACGTTGCTACTGCCGTATTTTTTGCTGTTGTTGTTTAGTTCTATCATGATGTACTTTATGTCGTCTAGTTTTTTAGAAGCACCCTTTAGGACTTCCATCTCTAGACCCTCAACATCTATCTTAATCATGTCCACCCCTTCTGTGTCTAATAAATCTAATTTATTAATTTTCGTATCCCCCGTTTCCAACAACACACGGGTGTTCTGTGTGGCCGACTCTTCAGATAGCTTAACAAATCCATCTTCGTTGCCAACTGCTTGGTTATATAATCGGACATGATTGTATGGGGCAAGATTCCTCGCAAGGCATTCGTAGTGTAATTTGTTTGGTTCATAGCAATGAATATTTGTTGCATATTTCTGCATGGCCATCGACCATGTCCCGCACCATGCTCCTATGTCCACTATCAAGTTAAATTTCTTATTCTGTATGTTGCACCACTCAATTAATTGATTGAGACATGTGTCTTGCATGTGGGGATATCCTTTTTCACGCCAATGCTCTATCTGTGCATCTGTAGACGGAACCCAAAGTCCGTTTGATAATTTTTCAATCTTCATAGTATTCCCTTGTCCATTAGTATCTCAACTGCACTGCCATTGGTAAATTCTTCCGGTGTGAACTGCTGGTAAGCAAGACTATATAGCCAAGGTTCTGGACCTCCGTAGTAAGGATTCTCAATATCTGCTAATTCTATATTGCCAACATCCACAGCAAAACTCTTGTTGTCGCAGAACACAGGTATACCCTCACACATAGCTTCCACGGCCGCAATACTGCAACTTGTTACAACACACCATGCTTCTTTAAGATCCTCTGATAGAGGTACCTTTGCCTCACTCGGTCCTGACGTACCCCTGCCCCTAGGCTTGTGTCGAACTTTGATAGGCCTGTCGGTGTATCTCTTGATCTGTTCTATTGTTTCTGTTGTCCAATTTGGTCTATCTAAATAATTGTTAATGCCAGACGAGCTTGGACATACTAAAATATATTTGCCAGCAAAGTTTGGTGCTTTGATATTAATTCCAAACTTCTCAAATCTATCCGACTTGCAATCCTTTATGTAAGGCACGTGTATTGTGTTCTTACATATACGCCAGTAATGGTTGTCTGGTTTTAGATTATTGTTGTCAAACCTACCAAAGTAAGGAGTGTCGGTGAACCAATAGTTGTGATTACGTGCTTCTAGTTTCTTGACCATCTCCCTGTTGTTACCAACAAATCCCCAGAACATACTATTACTCACAGGATCGGTTTCTACAGCATTATCTAACTTTGTGATCTGATCAGGCCATGACTTCTCAACACCATTGAAGACTTCCCAGGCTTTGCTCTTTTTGTTACTAGATGGTGCGTAGATTGTTAGCATCTATGAAGTCCTGCAGTTGTTGTGCCCATTGTTTGTGTCCTTCCGCCGACGGGTGCGGGTCATCGGGGCTCACTATCAAATTATTATCTGAGATAAATTCAAAGTGACTCACTGTTGGTTTAAAAAATCTATCCATGTTGATTGCACTCCTTATAACATCAAAATCTCCTGTGCCATTCCCAAAATCGTTGGGTAGAGAGTTGTACATCACGTAAGGTATTCGCTTACGTTCAAAGTAATTCTGCAGGTCAAAAACATTATCAAGGAAGTTCATAGAAAGATTGTTTTCAATATCCCACCCTTTATGACTTCTTATGAAACTCACATTGTCCAATGTCTTCCAAGTCCGCCAGGTAAGATCGGTACCCGGTATACGACCTTTCTTCCATCCATCATCTGTGATGTAGTCGTTCCTGATCGCACTAGACCAACCTATCACAGCAAAAACATCCTCGTCTTTATTCTGTTCTAACCAAACCTTGGTTGAAAAACCTATTCTAGTGTTACCCCTCCCGCCCATCGCAAGATTTACCAACTGCATGTTGTAATTTTCAGCAACCATCTTTGATGTGAATGTGTCTACTCCGTCCTTTGGCCTGGGTGTGAGGAAACTGCATCCATTTGAGAATAATATCATTATAGTGTATTATAACATAATTATTAATAAAATGTCAGTAAAAAATATAAACTCTCTGAAGTATTTCCTCAATCGATGGGAAACTGTGGATCCGGAATACAACTACATTGTGCCCTATCACGAGTCAATTGATCCAAACTTCACAAGTTTACCGACATTTGTAGCAGAGTTTCATAATTGTAAAGTACACACTTGCCCGTTATTGCTGACAAGAGAAAATAAATTAATAACAGATCATGTATGGAAGCTGACCCACAAAAACAAACACAAGCCACACAAAAGTCACAACCTCTGGACTGAATGGGACGATACTGTGGATTTGACCATACCGCCAGTGACTGAATTTTTTCATGAGACTAACACATACGTATGGTTACCTGTAGACGATGACAGTAAAGGCAACCCATGGCACATATGGATTGATGTTATCTCCAAGTTTAGATTACTAGAGAAAAGATGGTCTACAAACTTCAGCCGATACTGTTTCATCATGGCGAACCATAGTCCGTATTTTGAAAAGGTGTGCAAAGAACTTTTCCCAGATGTTAAGATAGTCGTAATGA